CTTGTCCGTATGGATTGGCAACGAGACCGTAACGGGTCTTGAAACCGATCTTTGGTTGGAAGGTATCTTGACCAACCGCACGGACCATTTGCAGCGGAACGTATGGGCAGTAGAAGAATCCTGCATCGTATGGTGAGGTTCCCTTGTAACCAACAGTGACGAAGTTGACATTGTTGGCAACGAATGGATCGATGTAGACCTTGAACTTATTGTTAAGTACACCAGCGAAGACATTGCCAGTATCATCTACTTGCATATCAACATTGAGTGCTGGTGAGAGGTTGAGGAATCCACCCATTGCGAGAGCAGAAGCGACATCTGCGCTGCATACGATGAAGTTACCCTTGCCTCTACGAGTATCCTTAGCAATTTGATTTGCTTCGCGTTCGATTTGGAACATCAGACCACGGAAGCGTTCTGCCGACCAACGACCGTCTGAGTCGAGGATAAGATCGTAAACACCACCATTTGGGGTAGCATCACTTCCGAATCCTGATAGGTCGTTATTTTGGCAACCAGTCTTAGCAACATAATACATTGCGCGAAGAATTTCGCGGTTGATTTCGTTCATGATTTCAACCGAGAGAATATTGGCAAGTTCTGCTTCAGCGTCAAGACCGTGAACTGCGCGAAGATCTTGTGCGAGCTCTGTGGTGTATTCAGCCTTGAGAGCGCGCGAACGAGCTTGTACTGCTACACGCTCAATGCTGAATGCCATCTCACGGAAGTCTGCTGTGTTTGGATCTTTACCAAGAGTTTCAGCGGTTGAGGTCAACATTCCACGGAATTGAGAGAAAGTATCTGGACGAGAAAGATAAGTTGCTCCTCCAGCAAAGTTACCAAGACCGTTAGATCCAAATACACCAGCAGAAGAACCAGTAAGAATCTGTGCATAACCAGAAGTATTTGGTCCAGATGCACCACAGATACCTGAGAACTTAGCCCATGGTTCATCGAAGAGTGCTTCGGTTCCTTGAGTATAACCTGAATTATCGTTACCGTAACGAGCGCGCATTGCAAAGATAAGACCAGTTGGAGCACTCATTGGTTGAACGCCTGCGATATCGTAGGCAACGACATTAGGCATTGCGCGACGAACGAGTGAAATTAGAACTGGATCGTAACCAGCAAAGTTACCTGCTGCTCCAACTTGACCAGTTGTGAAATTACCACCGATGCCGATTGGACCCATGGAATTTTCAAAAAGGTTTTGTGATGCTTTTTCTTCTTTCATCGCTCTGACTTGATTCTCAAGAAGAACTGCGGTTACGCGCTTCTTGTGAAGGTCTTGGATTGATGGAAGATCGTTGTGTTCTAGAACGGGTGACCACTTCTCTACGAGTGAGTCATATGGTGAAGTATTGTTAAAATCGAATGACATTTATTTTCTCTCCTTGATATTCTTATTTATTTATTTAAACTTTTCAGATGTAATTGTCCTTGACAATTCCTGGATTAATTAGACTTGACAAACGCTGTGAATTATTAGTTGAATGAACTTTTTCAACTTTTGGTTGATTTCTTTGAAGCATACTGATTGTATTGATTATATTCTCCATCATAGGATCTTGTGAAGTTGAGTCTCCTACAAATGATCCTGATTGAGTATTCTCAGTAAGTGGTACTTGATGGGAATATGCTTGATGGGCATATGCTTGATGGGTATATGCTTGTTGCTCTGGTCGTGCAAATTGTGGAGCATTTCTGTTGAAATATGACTCTCTGAGAAGAGCAACTTTATTGCGATATTGTTCTACTGATTCGAATTCAATACCTTCTGACAGTTTTGCAAGTTTTTCAACTTGAGTTGCTGCAAGACCAGTAGTCTCTTCCATGAACGCTTCAGCGCACATATGTGCCTTGATTTCGTTCTTGAGTGACATATTTTGTTTGATTAGAGTATTGACATTTTCTTGAAGTTCGCCATTTGCTTCAAATAGATCGTCAAGAACATTGTATTTCTCTTGAGGAACATCGATGAAGGAATTTTCAAATAGATTCTTAAGACCCATTATGAAATTCTCTGCAATTTCAGTACGAAGACCGCGTTCAACTGCAACTTGATTTTCAGTCATCCACTCAGAGATGACATAATCAAGGTAGCTATCTACTTGCTCTACAAGATCGTTTCCATTGCTTACGACTTGTTCTTCGATAATTTCTTTTGCTGCCTCTAGAATGTGTGCTTCTATTATTTCAACTTTCTCTGCAATTGCTGCTTCAAAAATTGTTTTTGCTTTGAATTTGAAGTCTTCTGAAAGTTCTTCACCATCAAAAAGACTTGCCAAATAATCAATGCTTTCTTGTGCGGGTTGTGCTTTTTTCTTCTTCTTTCCGCCAGCAGCAGCACCAGCAATGGTTGATTGATTGCCAGTTGCTACACCTGGATCCGAAATTGGTGGTGCAACGACTGCACCCTTTCCAGTTCCATCATTATATAAGTCAGTTGATGAGTATTCTGCATAAGGATTTGATTCTGCCATTTGGTTCTCCACTTTTTCTAAAAACTATTTAGAATATTTAATATTTAGACTCAAGGAATTAACGCAAGGATTCCTGGTAAATTTTTTCTAGCGTAACGGTAAATATTTGCTTTTTGTAATGGGGTTCTTGGTGTGGTAAGTTCTCTGAAAGAACTTGCAACTTTATTATGATAATTTGCCAAAGTTGCATTTGATGATTTTTGTAACGCTCCGATGTTAGGATTTACTTTTCCTATTGTCCTAATCTTCGCCTCAAAAGAAATTCTCTGAGGATCTGAAGAGGGTAATGCCATTATATTTCGAACATTTTTCTGAGAAGTATTCAATTCTTGTGCGTAATGTGCATTGAGTAATTCATCTCGTATACGCCTTGAACTCTTCTTCGCTGACATATTTGCCGATATGTTTAATCTATGAGCAGCATCCAAAACTCTGTTGTGATACTCTTTGGCAAAAAGACCTAATTGTTGTGCAAATACTCCCTCATTCATAGAATGATGAATATTTTTAGAAATTGAAGGAATCGCGTCCCGTAGGACGGATTCGACTTCTTCATACAAAAATTGATCTTTTTTATTGGTCATAGTCTTCTCAAGAAGTCCGAAAATAGAGCAATTGCATTCTCTTCTAGTTTGCGCACTGGAGTTGATTTTAGTCGTCTTTCGTATTCTGAGATTTCTTTTTCAACTAAAAGACCATTATCCCATATCCATTCCTTACCTTCAAGAATACCATTTACGAAGGCATTTGGTGCTGATGGATCTGCGACAATATCAATTGCGGCAAGAGTGAAGTCTTCTTGAACGATGTTTACACCATTTTGATTCTTTAAAGAACCCATACCTCTGGACGAAACTCCAAGTTGAGCACCCTCATCGATTAAAGATTTTACAATCTTACCCATTGGGGTATCAAGAATCTTCATCTTACCTATAATTTGATTTCCAGATTCGGTAAGATTGCTGACCATGTGAGAAACGCGATCAAGGTTGACTGTAGGACCATCTGGGTGATTTAATTCTCCCAGTGCTCTATTCTTATTGACATATTCTTTAATATATCTTCCTGTTTCTTTTTTAAGAATATCTTCCTTGTACATTCTCTTATTACGATTTACCACGCCTGATTCCATCATTACACCAGTAAGGTAATAAGTTTTACCTCCATTTTTGGAGGATTCTATTAATGGTTTGATATCTTCTGTGGTTTCTGTAATAAGTTTCATGGATTAGTCTTTCTTGTGCTTATGTTTTTTCTTGCAATCTTCGCAATCGTCGTCTTCGTCTTCTTCTTCTTCGTCCTCATCATCTTCATCTTCGTCTTTTGCTTCAGAAAGAACATTTAGATATTCATTTGCAAGATCTCTAATTTCTTCTTCAGACAATTCTTTACCTGTTTCTTCTTGGATCTCGTGAACGATATTTGCAAGTTCTGCTTCAAATTCTTCAACTAGAGCATCCATATCTTCATCGTCAGTATCTACATCTTCGTTTGCTTTTTTCTTTTTTAGGAGTTTGAAGTCTTCTCCATCAATCTTTCCATTCTTATTTGCATCAATTTTCTTTTGATTGCCCTTAAGACCTTCAGATGATGCCTGAGATTCAAAAACAGTTGGTGCAAAATCAACTAATTTTTCCTCTAATGCGTTGCCAAGTTTTTCTAGAAGTGTCTCATTTATGAGTTTTTTCGCCTCAATAAGATCTTCTTTAAGTAATGCTGCTAAAATATTTTTTGAATTCGACATGGTATTCTCCTATTTAGTATATATTATTTTATTGTTGTTCTTCGTCAACGAGTCCAAGTTGTTGCATTTGCAACTGCTGTTGAATTTGCTTTTGACGATCTTCTTCAATTTCAATATCCATTTCCGCAATTTCTGTTTCAGTTTGCTTCAGGATCTTTCTACGAACATAATCGGTTGAGAAGAATACTCCGTTATATGTTCCAACGGTGTTAAGCATTTCTATTCTTTCACGCAAAATTTCGTTTTCTTTAAGTTCATTAAAATAAGAATCTTTGCTGAAAATTAGTTGTATATCTTGATAAATTCTATTCCAGTCATCAAGAGTAAGAATTCCTCGAAGAATGCATTGTTTCTTTAAAATGTCCAAGAACATAAATGCAAATCTATTTTGAAGTCTTTCTAGGAACTTATAGAATTTAACCTCATCTCTGGTGATTTCTGTAGTTCTGCCAAGATTAAATCCAGTCTGAACTTCCATTCGAGTCAGAGGCACATTAAGAGCACGATACAGTTTACGAAGAAGATATTCGACATCTTCCATTTCGCCAAGACCTTGCCCACCAGGTAATGTGTTGATTTCTGTACCCTTACCGCCTTCGCGACGGGGCAACCAGTAATCCTCAAGCATGGACATGTGATTTTTTTGATCTTTTATTTCACCAGTTGATGAATCGTATGTCAATTTATTGCGATAACGAGTCATTAAATTCTTAATGTATTCTTCCGCTTTTTGTTTGGGTAGATTACCAACATCAATATAAAATACTCTTCGCTCTGGTGCGCGAGCAATTCGGTAAACCACCATAGCATCTTCTGTCTGACGAAGCATATTAAGTGGTCGAATTGCCTTATGTAAATGTCCAACAACTCTCTTGGATGTCTGATCAATGTATCCAGAATGGCAATATGTGATTGCATCTGGTGAAATTTTCACACCCATTGCACTGGTAGAAGCAGCAACATTGCTGATTTCATAATCAGTATACACATAATGTTCTTCTACTCTTTTGACTACTGGTACTGTGGTGTTTTGAACTCGTTTGACTTCTTTTTGTACTTTTCGTACTTTTCGGATTCTTACTGGATCTATAGCACGAAGCTCAACTATGCCATTTTCTGGATGTTCGACATCAATTATATTTTGAAAATATACTCTACCATCGACATACCATCTTCTAAAAATATCATAACCTTTATTTTTAAAATCTAAAAGTTTAATAATTTTATCAAATTCGTAAGAAATTTTAGATTTAATATTATCTGACAGTTCAACATTATCCAAACTTATTCTTACGGCAATATCATCTGTATCAAACACAATTGCCTGTGTTACAATGTCTTCTATTGCCATATCTACTTCTGGATAAAGAGACATGCTTCGATATTGCTTAATGAGCGAATTCTCGTCCATAAAGGAACCACCAAAGTCATAAACGGAAGACATAAAGCCTCCCGTTTCAATGACCTGAGTTCCATCAAAGTTTTCTGGTGCTACGAACGATAAATTTTGTGGATTATCGCCAGTAAGACCAATTGCGTCACTTAACTCAGCCCTTTTACCAATAGAAAAACCAAAAAGTTCAAACGCCATATTATATTAATTCCTTAGTTGTAAGGTTCCCAGAAGTCGTATGCGATTTGCACTGTAAACTCAGAGAACGAGTCTGATGCATCATAATTTAAAGTAACTGGACCGATATCTGTTGGGAAGCAATTCTTCAATTTAACAGATTTATTAAAGTTTGTTGGTTCTTGAGTTGGAAGTGGAGTTTGAGTAGTTCCAGGAATGATATCACTATATCTAACAATCCAATCGGATGTGAGATTATAGTTCAATTGATGGGTATTTCTACCATCCATTGCTTCAATCCAACGCTCAAACCCAGTACGAAGATCTTTCGCTGGAATGCTAGAATCGTATACTGCAATAACCCAATCGGCATATACTCTTTCACCTGCAAATTTGATTACTCTACCTTGCCATGAAATTGGTATTGTTCCAATTGTTGAACCTGGCAGATCTGCTGCTTTGACATAAATGTTGAGGTCACTCAGATCTGGGGATGATACGGCACTTGGCCAACTTGCTTCCACCAAAAATCTATTTGGTCTAACTCCAAAGAAATTAGCTCTGAATTCGTTTAATGTTGCCATTTATAACCTCTCCTTATTTATCAAAGAATCGATGAAAGATCTTTGTTAGTTAATGTAATCTTGACATAATTGATTGAAGTAATTGGTTTTACTAAAATATCAGCAACAAAATAATTTGCTTCAACTACTTCTGGTGTATTGTTTGTGCTATCGCAGATGACTCTATATTCGGTGATTCCTCTTTGACCAACCAAACGATCAAGGAATCCTTCCGCAGCGATCTTAAATCTCGAACGAGTGATTGAATCGTTTTGCTCGAAAAGAATTGAACGAGCAACTGGAGCAAGTGATTTCTTGATATACATGAAAAGTCTAGAAACATTGATTCTAGAAAGAGTAGAAGTAGCTGATTCTCCTGTTTTATCTCCATATAGAAGTGTTCCGTCACCTGAGAAAGTGACTACAGGATTTACAGCATTTGCATACAGGTTATCTTGTTCGTTTGTTGTTACGGTTCTCTTGAGGCGAAGAACATTGAGAATTCTTCCTCTTCTTGAACCTGCTGGTGAGAACCATGGATAAAAATCTCTATCTGTGCGGGCAATGCATCCAGCAACATCTGCTGCCAACGGAGTTTCAATTGTATAAAGTCCAGAAGTATCTAGATGAAGTTTTTCTCCATATACCTTGACATAATTATAATTTGAAGAACCAGAAGTAAAAGTTACTCCAGTTATGTTGCTATCAATTGCAGTAGTTGTTGATCTTGCATATAATAT